CAGATTCTCGATTATCTCAACTGCGGATATCGCTGGGATTTGTCCTATCGGCGCGGCATCACGTCCGTGCGCGTGCGAGAGGCGGTAGACCTTGGTTCTGCCGTTCATCGCGCCATCAAGAGCGCAATTCGGACATACGTCGAGACGCGCGTGGCGCGACCGAGTCTCTACACAATTGCGGCCAAAGAAGGCGTACGGAAATGGGCGCTGGAGGAGACGAAGACGCGAGGTGCTCTCATCACAGACGAGATCAAGACGCAGATCAAGACGCTTCGCGATGAAGCCGTGACCATCGCCGTTCGAGCGCTCGAGCACTTTGATCTGGCGGCGTGGGAGGTTGCGCGCTGGCAGAACAAACCACTCTTCGAGCGTGAGCTGATCGCGCCTCTGCTGCCATGGAGAGGATATCGGGTGATCCCCGATCTGGTGGCGCGAGAAAAGGCGGCTCCCAAGTCAGCGGGATGGTGGCTCGTTGACTGGAAGACGCGCGGCTCCTTCGAGTCGGACGATGCAGAGGAGATCAACCTTCAGTTCGCGACGATTCAATACGTCATGCGCGCTCTCGGCATCCCTCTCAATATCGAGGGATCGATCCTCTGGCAGATCAGGTCACTGGCGCCCAAGTGGCCCGCACAAAATAAAGACGGTTCGATGTCGCGAGCGCTGATTGCCACGGATTGGGAGACATATAAGAGTGCGCTCATCGCGGCTCGACTTGATCCGAGGGATTACAAGACTGAGATGCAGCCCAAGCTGGCGCAGATCGAATGGTTCCGCACCATTCGTCAGCATCGATCCGACGCGGAGTGCGCAGCCGTGTGGCGTGAGATCGTCGTTCCAGCCGCCGATCGAATGGCGCGTGATCCGCAGGTTATTCGTCGGTGGGTACACCAGCCGTTTGGTTGTAGCGGATGTTGGGCGCGTCAGTTTTGTCTCACGGAGCTGAGAGACGAGGACACGGAGTTTCTGTTGGAGACCGACTATTTAGATACCCGTCGCCCACGTAAGCGCCGTAAGATGGATACACAATTCGACATGGTATGAGCCGATGACCAAAGAGCAGACGATGTATCGCGTGGTTCCGGAGAGTCCGAAGATGAGCGCCCTCATCTATTCAGAGCCGGGGGCGGGCAAGACGACCCTGAGCTCGACCGCGCAGGATCATGAGGCACTCACACCCGTATTGTTCGCCAACATCGAAGGGGGCATGCTCTCTATCGCACACCGGCGCGACATTCATGCCGTGGATATTCTCAGCACGGAAGAGTTGCGGCAGCTCTACTACGACCTTAAGCATGGGGAGGGGCCGTACGGAGATGTGCGAACGTTGGTAATTGACAACGTCACAGAGCTGCAGACGCGCAACCTTGACGAGATCGTACAGCTCGAGGTCAAGGCCGGAAGACAGACGGACGAGGACGACATCTGGCAGGAGAACTACGGCACCAGTACTGTACAGCTTCTCCGTCTCTTTCGGTGGTTCAAGGACTTGGAAATCAACTTGATTCTGACGGCGCACGCCAAGTTCGTCTATCCGCCTACTGGCAAGAGTCGGAACGCGGCCGCGCAACTCACAGCGGAACCGCTCGCGGTGTTGCCTATGCTCACGCAGAAGCTCTGCAAGAGTCTGATGGGTATGGTCAACTTCGTCTGGTTTCTGCAATACGATGCGGAAGCAGATGAACGGCGCATGCTGACGCGTCCAGACGGCATCATTCAGGCCAAGACACGCGGACCCAAATTTGCTAAAGCGCTTGGGTCGGTTGTGGTGAACCCCACGCTTCCGGCGCTGTATGATATGTTGGTGAAAGCTGAGTCCGGCAAACCGGACAGAGACACCAAGAGGAGGAAGAAGTAAATGTCACCAAGAGATGCGGCTTTCAGTAAGCCGGAGAGAGGGGATGATGAATTCGAGTTTCAGCTGCCGGATACGGTCAGCGGCAGAGGTCGAATTCCAAAGGGGCCGTATATGGGCCGCCTTGTTGGGATAAAGGCGGAGATTTCATCAAACAACAACCCGATGTGGGTCTGGTCGTTCGTCATTACTAAGGGGCCGTACGCCGGACGCGACTTCAACTTGTGGACAGTCCTGACGGACGACGCGGCCTGGAAGATCATCGAGACGATGAAGGCGCTCGGTGAGGACGCAGAGCCGGGAGACAAGATTCGAGTCAACAAGAAAAAGCTCATCGGCACCTTCTGTCAGATGAACATTATTGACGACGTGTTCAACGGCTCGGATACGTCGAAGCTCGGGGGTATCGGGGCACATCCGAACGGCGCCGGATACAGAGGTGGCCTCGCCAAGAAGGACGAGGGGGAAGATGAGGATGAAACTGTCCCCTTCGACCGCTCCGGTGGCGGTGACGACGATGACGACGAAGTTCCTCCTCCTCCTCGGACGCGGCGTGGTCGTGGCCGGGCGGCGCCGTCACTAGGTGCGAAGAAGGGACGACGGTAGATGACAGTAGCTGCGGAATGGTGCCTGCGTGTGGAACTAGACTCCCCGGTTGAACGCCCACGTACTTGGTTCGAGTCCAAGGCAGCTACTTATGCTGGTCACTGAGCAAAACGTAAACTCTATGCTTCGGCTTTTGTCTAAACCGAAGCGTTTGGCGGTGGACACGGAAACCACCGATCTGTACACTTGGCACGGAGCGCGCATATGCGGCATAGCCGTGGGCATACCCCCGGCTAGCCTCCGCCGATGCTTCTACTTTCCCTTCCGACATGAATCGGGCGACAATCTATCCAAGACGCGACTTCGCCAGTTGATAGGTGTTCTCTCTCGGCGTGATCTCATCATGACGGGGTGGAACTTCAATAAGTTCGATGTGCATATGCTTCTAGCGGAGAGCATGCGCGAGCCCGAGTATGCCGAGGATGTGATGCTCATGTTGCACCTGCTCAACGAGAATGAGCGTTTCATGGGCGGATCCTATGAACTGAAAACGGCTGCAACTCGATACGTGGATCCGGCAGCCCGAGAGACGCAACTGGCCATGAAAATGAGGATGGCAGACCTCGGATTTCAGAGTCACGAACTATGGAAATTATCACCGAAAGAGGTGGCTCCATACGCCTGTGCTGACGTTTACTATACAGAGCGGTTACGCGAACGGATGATTGGGCCGCTACGCGAATGGAGACTCGATACTATTTGGCACGAAGTGAATCGATACGCACTCATTTCTCGAAGATTCGAAGAGCGCGGCCTCTTACTGGACGTGCCGCTCATGAGACGATACGCTAAAGAGGCGGAGAAACAGGTAGGACGGTACGAACGTCTCATTCGTAAGATGGCAGGGTATAACATTAACTTGAACAGTAACAAACAACTACAAAATTGGCTTGGCGTCTTTAGTACAGCCAAAGACGCTCTGGGGCGGATGAAAGGAAAAGCTCCTAAGGCGCTGATCACATACCGTCAATGGTTCCGAGTGCTCAGCGCTTATTACCGCGCTTACAAAGAGCGGATGGACGAGCACCATGTCTTGCACCCGAACATCAAGTTACACGGCACCATCAGTGGACGTCTGTCGGCCGAGGACCCAAACCTGCAGGCCGTCCCTCGGTATACCGAAGTGTATAAGGTGAAGGACATCTTTATCGCGCGACCACACCACCTTCTCATTTCAGCAGACTACAGCCAGATGGAACTCAGACTTGGCGCACACTACGCTCGCGATGAGTTCTTGATCGGTGCCTTTCGAACTGGAAAGAACGTGCATGCCATGACGGCGAAGGACTTCGCCGACTTGGGCGTGACATACGACTCCGCCAAGCGGATAAACTTTGCTGTGCAATACGGTACTGGAGCGTCGTCGCTGGCGGAGGAGATCGGGTGTACGTTGGAGCGGGCACAGCAGTTCTTGGATCGGATGCACAAGCTACATCCGAACTACCGGCCCCTTTATCGGCAGATTGAGCGGCATGCGCGAAAGCACGGTTACATTCGCCTGTGGACTGGCCGAGTGCGGAGATTCAATCAGCCAAATCCGGAGATGTGGTTTCACAAAGCGCTGTCCAATCTCATTCAAGGTGGTGTGGCAGAGGTCATGCGCACGGCTATCCTCAGACTACACGAAGCGCTGCACTCTAGCGTGTACATGCTGTTGCAGGTGCATGACCAGCTCTTGATCGAGACACCGGCAATTCGATTGAAAGAGACGATAAAGACTGTACGATCGGAGATGACGCGGGATTTTCCGTTCTCTGTGCCGTTTGTGGTGGACATCAAAACAGGCAAACGTTGGGGAACCTTGCGGGAAAGAAAATGAAAAATGAACACGTACTACTTGGGGGCAGAGGAATTAATTCAGATCGCATTGTACGCGATTTTTATCCGACTCCGCGCTGGGGGACGCTTGCTCTACTAGATTTTATCGAGTTGCGTGACGTTGTATGGGAACCAGCATGCGGCGATGGAGCAATGGCGCGCGTGCTGGGAGAGAATCATCGCACAGTGGCAACCGATATTATGCCGCGCAAACGATACGGTACTAAAGCCGATTTTCTGACGGCTCCACTTCCAAGAAGAGTAAAAAGTATCATCACAAATCCGCCATTTTACTTGGGACGTGAATTTATCGCACGCATCCTGTACCACCGTCCGAGAATTGAGCTAGCCGCGCTACTGCTTAGGTTTACGGTTCTCGCTGGAAATATGGCGTGGGTCAATACGATACGACAATCACACCCGACCAAGATCATCGCGTTACAACACCGATTACCGTACCGGAAGAACGGTGTTTGGGTCCCCGGAGTATTCTCACACGTTTGGATTGTTTGGACTAGAGACATTTTCGAAGTACCAACTTTTCATTGGTCAACGCGGAGAGGAGAGGAATGAAAGACATTCTGGCCGTCATCGGGGCGCAGTACGGCTCCGAGGGTAAGGGCAACATCGTGGCACACGTGGCTAAGGACTATGACACGCATGTACGCGTGGGGGGTCCGAATGCCGGACACTCTTTTTATCGCAAAGGGCGGCTCTGGAAGATGCAGACGATTCCCTGCGGGTGGGTGAATCCGCTGGCCACGCTGATATTAGGGCGGGGTGCGCTCATCTCTGTTGAGCAGTTGGCGAAGGAATGGGCCGACATCGTATCGGTGGATTCCAGCATCACTGAACGCTTGAAGATTGACCGGCTGGCCGGTATCGTGTTGGAAGATCACCGCAGAGAGGCGGGCGGCGTACACGGGGAGGCGCACAAGCGGTACGGCTCCACGGGAGAGGGTGTCGGCGTGGCACGTATCGCCCGCATCGAGCGCAGACTGGAGCGCTTTTATCGCGCGGGCGACTTGCCCCTGAACTTAGTACCGCCTCAGTTTCGTTCTGTCTGGCCGAGATTGCTGGTGGACAACACCCCCGACATCATTCAGAATAGCGATGGCAACGTCCTGCTGGAGGGGACGCAGGGATCGGCGCTGTCGCTCATTCACGGGCCGTGGCCCTACGTAACGAATCACGACACTAACGCTGCACAGCTCGCGGCTGATTGTGGTCTGCCACCACGGCTGGTGAACAGATGTCTTCTCGTCATGCGGACGCTACCCATTCGGGTAGCTGGAAACAGCGGCCCGATGGCCGAAGAGTTGACATGGGAAGACGTGAGTGCGCGTGTGGGACGTCCGGTGACGGAACAGACTACCGTCACTAAAAAAACTCGTCGTGTGGCGGAATGGGATGAGGCGCTGATAGAGCAAGCGGTGTTGCTCAACGCTCCAACCTCCGTGGCCATCAATTTTCTCGACTACATCGCTCCGGAGGACGAGGGAAAGACGGCGGCTTCTGATCTGTCCAGAAAGTCGTGGTCGTTCATTGAGTATGTGCGCCAGGTGTGGTCTGTGCCGGTGTGTATGGTCGGCACCGGAGGTCCAGAGTGCGCGGTGGCTTGGGTCTACCAGACCAACGATACGTCGTGGAGACTGTGATCATGGCCCTCTCTCGCGCTACACTGGCTCTTCGCGCCGTAGACCGCGTCATGCGGCACGGCGACGACAAGCATGGAAAAAACGAGTGGTCCAACCACGCCGGTTCAACGGAGCGGCGCGAACGTCACGTAGCTGCCCTCCGCCGACATCTGGAGCGCTTTCTCAACGGAGAAGTCACAGATGAATCCGGTCAGCCCGCACTGGCCCATGTCGCTACCCGCGCCCTGATGGCGCTAGAATTCGACGAGCGTCTTCGTCGTGGGGAGACTTGTCTTGATTTATTGGAGTCAGACACTCCGCTGTCGCGTGTTTGTTGTCTGTCTCCGGGGCACTTCGGCTCGCACTACGACGACACAACCGGCCTTCATTGGGGGAATAAATGAGAGTCGGCACCCGCAGCGTTCTCTACGGGGCACACGCCTTCTGGTTACACCCGTGGTTCGTAGCCGCAGCGTGGTGGCGGCTTTATGGCTTTCCATGGGATCCGCGTCTGTGGGTGGCCTTCTTCGTCCATGACTTGGGCTATATTGGTAAGTCTAACATGGACGGGTCGGAGGGCGAGAGTCATGTTTGTTGGGGCGGGTACGTGATGGGGGCGCTGTTCGGCCAGCGATGGTACTGGTTTTCAGTACTCCATTCGCGATTTTGGGCGGGGCATCACAAAACAGATCCATCAAGGCTCTGCTTTGCAGACAAGCTGGCTATCGCCGTGACGCCGTGGTGGACATATGTTCCGATGGTCCGCGCGACCGGCGAGATTCGTGAATACCGAAAAGTATCCAAACACCGCGCGGAAATGGACTCTCCGCAACACGACATTTCATTTCACGCCGATAGGGTGTGGTTTCTTCGTTTACAACGTCATATGCGTAAATGGGTAGCAGCCAATGTCTAGGCATGAATTGGCGCTGCAGAAACGGATAGTAGCCGCCATTATCGAACGTGGCGGTTTAGCCCGCATCTGTGCTCAAACACCATACACCGTTGTCGGTGATCCGGACATCTATGGTTCTTACTCCGGTCGCATGTTTCAATTTGAAGTAAAGATAGGGAAAGAACAACCCACCGCCATTCAAAAACGGCGTATGAAAGAGTGGATAAGAGTGGGAGCTCATGTTGCCGTAGTCCGATCTGTGAAAGAAGCCGTGGAGGAATTGTCATGGGTCTGATTCTCAATCGGCGTGAGAAGGACACTAAGTGTAGTTTTTGTTCAGAAATAGCGACTAGACGTGAAGGTCTTATTTACCTATGTGTGAGGCACGGCAACATCCTGGATGAAATAGTGGAGAATGCGAACAGAGCCCCTAGGCGGCGTCCTACTAGAAAAAACAAAAGGCCACGCTATGACTGGTGAATACGCCACGATTGCAAGTTATTGGGCGACGAATCATGAAATCCATGTCGTGGCTCCGACAATTGAATTGCACGAGTTGTGTCGGTCTATTCCCGGCGCGCGTGAGCAGGGACGTCGAAAGATGTGGGCAATTCCGGCTACGCCCGCCACTGTAGCGCGCCTGAGTCGTGTCTACGGCGAGAGATTGCGAGTGGATAGACCTCTCGGAGAGTACGTGCGCCGCGTGGCGACGGGGTACGAAGAGTCTCGCACCGCCCTGTGCGGCCCTCTACCTCCTCCTATCCCCAGTACGAGACTACAGCCCCGAGGACGGTGGCTACACCAACGGCGGGCGTTTTGGTTCGCCTATCCGCTGGAAGCGTCTATGCTGGCAGTAACGATGGGCGGCGGCAAAACAAAAATCGCTCTCGATCTCGTACAGAACTGGCGAGCACACGAGGTTCTCATTATTGCGCCTAAGACGGCCATTGAGGACGCGTGGGCTGACCAGCTCAAAGAGCACATGATCAAAGGGTTTGATGCGGCGTTGTGTGTGAACGGCTCTGTCAGGCAGAGAATGGAATTAGCGGATAGCGTCATGGGGGGCGGATACGAGTATAAATTTGTAATCATCAACCATGAAGCTTTCTGGCGGGAGCCGTTCGCCACGTGGGCGCTGTCGCGTATGTGGGATCTTGTCATTGCTGACGAGTCGCATCGAGAGAAGAGCGCCGGGTCTAAGAGTTCCAAATTTTTGGGGCGCCTCGGCACTCACGCTCGACGGCGATTGGCTCTGACCGGCACGCCGATGCCGCATTCGCCTCTCGACGTCTATGGACAGTATCGTTTTCTAGATCGCGGCCTCTTCGGCATGAACTACAGCAAATTTGAACAGCAGTATGCGGAATACGGCGGCTGGCAGAATCGAGAGGTGATAGGATTCAAGAATCTAGATGGACTCCGCAGAAAATTTCGCACCATAGCGATATCCATCGATGATTCAAAGCAGGGTTTGCCCCTGACTTCCGACATTACACGATCCGTCGTCCTAGAGTCGTCCGTCAGAAGAGTTTATGATGAATTGAATCGGGAATTTATCGCCGACGTGGGACGTGGGGAGATCACGGCGGCTAATGCCGGAGTAAAGTTGCTTCGCCTTCATCAGATTGCCTGTGGACACGCAACCATAGAACGCGACGGAAAGAAAGAAACTGTGAATCTCGGTCGGGCCAAGCTGGACGGACTGGAAGACGTGTTGTATGATTTTCCTGTAGATGAGCCGATTGTGATCTTCGTCAGATTCCGAGCGGATATCGCGGCTGTGTACGATCTGTGCGGCCGTCTCCGCAGATCGGTGTCGGAGTTGTCAGGATCGCGTAACGACCTGTCAAAATGGAAAGCTAGAAATACCGATGTGCTAGTAGCTCAGATTCAAGCCGCCAAAGAGGGGATAGACCTCACTCGGTCCAGCGTAGCGATCTTCTACTCCACCGGTATTTCATTGGGAGACTATCTCCAGTGTCGTAAACGTCTGCACCGTCCACCGCAAAAAAGAATGGTACGATTCATTCACCTTCTCGCACGCGGCACCAGAGACGTCTCCACTATGCGTGCTCTGAAAAACCGACAGGACGTTATCCGCGCGACGCTACGGGACGAACGTAGCCAAGTATATCCGTCCGCGCTGTGACGCCCGGCAGCACGCCAAGACCGTTGTTCGAGAAGCCCCGCAGCGCGCGGTTGCCCTCCATCGTGATCTTGAGCTGCGGAATGAGCACGATACCGATGTGATGCGCGTCGCCCGGCACGCCGTAGAGAATCGCGTCGCTGACCTGCGGCTGGTACGTCTTCGGCTCCAAAAACGGCAGCCACGCATCGGTGCTCGCGTAGTCTGACGGCACCTTACTACCTGCATCCACCCAAACCGCACCGACCCATGCGCCACACCACCAGCCTTTACTCGCCAAAATGAGCGCCTCTGGTACGTTAGCGCGGCGCAGATACTCATCAATGCGCGGGGCACGGTTTGTGTTCTCTCCGAACGGCTCCTCGAAGAGCAGTACGTCCTTCAACGCGCGGTGCACGATCGCCACACGCAGCGCGTCCAGCGTAGCGACGTTGATAAACGCCGCCTCGGAGGGCCAGACCCGCGCCCCCCGAGACACCATTGTCGGCGTCACCGTCCGGCCAACTTCTGCGCCGCCTCATTTACCCTAGCCGCGACGTTCGCCGCCTTGGTGATGGCGTCGCGCGCACCCGCCGCTGCCAGAACAATGCCTCCCGACTGCGCCCATGTGTTGGGATCCTTTGGGTTGGACAAGATCGCGGGCACCTGCGTGAGCGCCGCGCCGAGCACCGTCTTGCTGGTGACGAGCTGAAGAAACTTTTGAAAGAAGCGTGACATCGTCGTGCTCCTCGTGAAGGGTGAACTACGCTGTGTGTCCGATCTTGATGTACGTGAACAGCGCGCCCATCGTATTTTCCACAATCATACTGACGCGCTCCCAGATCGTGCCGGTTCCGCCTCCGTTGACCGCGCCGGCGTTGCCGCACGCGCCGACGTCAGCCGTATACGGTCCTCCCTCATCCATCGTAAGCAATACTGGCGCGCCCAGCGCCACCGTGCCGAGTACTGCGCCGCCCGAATCGCTCCCGGCCGGACCCTCTTTCTCCCAGTGCCATGACAGCTCGACGAGCGGACCGGCGACGACCTCGGCCTTGGCGACGGCGAAGCCCGTGTTGCCAGACGTGGCGCCCGAAACCGTCATCGTCGCCGTCGTGCCGATCCCGGCATCGAGAGGCACCGTGATGAGCGCGCGCACGCGCATGTCCGGTCCGCTGTAGCTGTACGGACGATCATCCGAAGCGCTCGCGACGTTCAGCAACTCCGTGTCAATGGCATCAAAGTGAAATGTGTTGCACGCAGTCTCCATCATTTCTCTCCAGCGCGGTGCGCCGCTCACCATCGTCAGGAGTTTCACGTGAGTGGCACCCACGCAGGCAGGCCGTTCGCGAGCGTGAGCACGTCGCTGTCGTTGCCGACGCCAAGCCGCGCCCATTCGCCAGCCGCGTTGATGTAGAGCAGATCACCCGGCGTTCCAGTTGGAGGTCCGGCCCACGAAAGACTCGCTGCGAGGAACTCAATGACCGCCTCGTCCGCCGGAGCGATGGTGAAGGTCACGCGCGTCAGCGTGATCGGCTTCCAGTACGTCGCGTTTGGTGGCTCGTGTCCAACGTGCGCGAGGACGCAGACGTACTCCAGTCCGGCGCGACTGACCGCATCACTCACCGAGTAGGCCGTCGTCTCACTCCACGCGGGACGCGTCACGTCGCCGGAGACGGCAGTCAGTACGTAGTCAGAGTCGAGCACCTGTCGCACACCGTCCACGCGTACCTCTAGCTGCTCAGCAGTCTCCACGGCAGGCGTGAAGTCAAAGATCAGAGTATCTCCGTCTCCCGCCGCCGTGTCGAACGGCGAGACTGCGACGGCGTTGATAAGCACCGTGTCAGGCCCGCCGATACCCAATCGCTGTGGCGATCCGACAGCGCCGCCGACGATCAGGTCACCGACGGCGTACATGGGGTTGGGGAAGCTGAAAACGTCGTCCGCGTCCAGCGCCTCCTGAAGTGCAGAGCTTACGTCTCCGACCGCGTCTTCAATGATCGTGATATTCAGCTCCAATGAAGCAATGCCGTCCGAGAGCTGCTGATCGATCATGACGCCGCGATCCAGCGCGTCCTCAACCGCGCTCGGAAAGTACGGCCCCTGATTGAGGAGGTTGCCCGTCGGCTGCAGCATCGGCAGCACACGCTCGATGCTCAGCCCATAGTCGTCAGGAAGCGCCTCGGTCAGCGTGATCGTTCCGCCGTCCAGCTCCCCCACGTCGGTGGCAGTGAAGTCTACGCCGTAAACGAGGATCGTCTCGACGTTCAAGAGATCGGTGGACTTCACCAACAGGTGTGTCGCCGCGAAGACGCGAAACGTATACGGGTAGGGGCCAGTGATACCACTCCCAACGTATTCGTTTTTTCGCGTGGTCGAAGAGATGGTCATGACTGAGACTCATGGATGAAGAACGGCCCCAGTTGAGCGATCTCGTTCGCCAATTCCTGTCGCGCCTCAACCGCCTTCCGGTTCTTCTCTGCGTCATCACTGAAGTCAGGAAGCCGAGGCAGGTCGCTCTTCGTCAAACGGACCCTGACTCTGGTGATTGAGACCGGCAGTCGCATCGCCTTGAACATCTCAGCGTTGAATAGGTCAGGTGACTTGACCACGTCTTGCCCGGTCATTGGATTTGTGACGTGTTCCGCCTTCGCCGCCATCATCAGTCGCACCTGATCGGACTCTTCTACGGCCGGTCGGAGTTGCGTGATGAGACTCGCTACCTTGAGAATCGTGTCGAGCGTCGGCAGCGCGCGTTTGGCATACGCCTTCGCTCCCGTATACGCTTCGAACACTTCCGATTTTGTGATCGTGTCGCGGGCCATGGCGCTACTCCCAGACGATGGAGGTGAGATCAGGGAATCGGATCACTTCATGCGCGACCGGCTCCTCCTGCGTGACTTCTTCCGTCTTCTCGGTGGCGGGCTTGCTCGGGTCGTTCGAGGCGATCTTGGTCGTGACGGTGCGCGTGACTTTCTCGCGCCGCATCTCGATCCGCACGGCGATTCTGACCTCCTCCTCGACCTCCTGGTCGCCCCACTGTCCGTCCGCGCGGCCGTTGACGACGGCGCGCGTGGTGAGCTTCGTCTGCGTCGTGTGGACGGCCTCCTGCGCTAGCGCGGCGGCAACCGAACCGTCATCGGCCAGCCAGAGCGGCGTGACGATGATCTCAATTGGCGCGCGGTGACCGTAGGTCACGCGCTCGATCCTGAGTCCTTTGCTGACGTTCATGAATCCTCCGAAGTTAGGCTACCCAGTGCCAGCGGTTGTTGAGACTCTCCCAGATGAACATCGCGTTCAGGCCGGGGTTCAGCGAGCGAGTCGCGCCGGTTCCCGTGATGACGCGGTTGCTCGCGCTAGATGAAGCACTCTGATTCGCGAAGCTGATCGCGTAGGCACCCGCGTTGTAGATCCAGATCACGCGCCCGAGAACACCGTCGGTCATACCCGTGATGGTGCGCGCCGCGTTGCTCGTGAGCTGAAAGAACGAGCCGACGGCGCAGCCAGCGTAGTCGTTCTGATCAGCCGTAATCTGAGTTTGCGAACTGGCGTACGCGAATCGGAACTCTGCGGCGGACACGTTATAGCCGAACGCCTCCACGTGCTCCGCTATCGTCAGCGCGCTCGCTCCCACCGTGACCAGCGTGACGTTGTTTCGCTTGAGCAGGAGATCACTGGCCGCGTTTGAGTCGAAAACGGTCGAGTAGAACGCCGTCGCCGCCGCCACGCCGACGAACGTCGCGAGGGACGAGCCGAGCGTGAGCTGCGTGACGTTGTTCCGCTTGAGCAGGAGATCGCTGGCGGCGTTCGAGTCGAGGATCGTGGAGTAGAAGCTGGTGGCAGCGAACGTGCCTGCTGCAATCAAGCTCGTTGTTCCTGTCGTATTATACAGTATGGCCGTTCCAACTCCGTTCGCCAGCAGGAAGTCATAGACAGTGCCAGTCTTGCCTATGACGAGCAGTCCGCTCGTCGCATTGAGGCCGATCGAGCCGACAGAACCGCTTGAGATGCCAGCGAAGGTAATGTCACCTGTCGCCAACACACGAGCCGATGCCGTCAGTGCCCCCGTCACGGCGAGGGTGCCGGGAACCTCCACGGCGCCGGTAGCTGAGATCAACAGCCGAGGCGCTCCCTCGTAGTAGAGACGGAAATCGTCGCCGGCAATCTCCACGAATCCCGACCGCGCAGTGACATCAGTCTTGGAGAGCTGGAGGAATGGATTTGATGTGTGCAACGCGACAATACGAGGCACAGTGGCTGTCCCCGTCACGGCGAGGGTGCCGCCGATCGTCGCAGCTCCTACCATTCCGACCGTATTCGTGCCGGTCGGCACATTGAGAATGCCGCTACCTGTTGGAGTGACGAGATAGAAGTCGTGAGTACTGCCCGTGATTGATCCTATCGTCAATCCAATCGTGGCATCTTTGTAAATCTTGCCAGAGGCGAATGTCCCTGTACTAACTGTGACACCAGCATTGGCACTGAGCACTCCCGTCACAGCGAGGGTGCCGCTCGTCGTCACCCCAGTTGCGCCGAATGTCGTAACGCCAGTGCCGCCGCGAATGATCTGAATGTCGGTGGCGGTCGTATAGAACACCGTTGCGTAGGCGGACGAACCCGTGAAGATCCCACCAGCTACCGACGATTCTGCACCAACGTAGCCCGTACTGCCCGAGTTCGTCCAACTGTGATAGACGGCATTGGTGCCGGTCGTAGAAGTCATCGTAGTGCGGGCGAGTGCCGCACTAATGATGATGGCGTTTCCGCTGGCGTTGAACGTCGCCGCCCCCGTCACGGCGAGGGTGCCGGTAAAGGTTGTTGCCACTCCTCCAGCGAAATAGTACGAGAGCGCATCAAACGTGAGCGGATAGCGCGCAGCCGTTGTGCGGTTGTAGACGAGTATGTAACTCGTGCCGCCTTCATCGCCCCACATCTCGATACCCGGCCCCGCTACCGTTGGATCAGTGATGCTGCCGGTGCCTTCGATGCGGAAACGACCGTTGCTGGTCTGTCCGAAAATCCCGCTGTAAGGCGCCCGTAGATAATCAGGGAATGTGTACGGTCCTCCCGCCCCGAATGTCCCGGGTGTCACGAGACTCGCCGGGATCGCGCCAGCCACGATCGTGCCGACGGTCGTGAGCGAGGACGTAACCACGTTCGCCGCGAGCGTCGTCCCGGTTATTCCCGAAGCCGCAACGTTCGTCGCCGTCGCCGCGTTTCCCGAGACAGAGCCAGTGATCGTTGCGGTAACCGTAAGGCCAGCGAGTGTACCTACCGATGTCAATGAAGAAGAGACGACCGTCGCGTTGAGCGTCGTGCCCGTCAGCGTTCCCGCAGCGGCCGTCACCGTGATCGCCGCCGTCCCGTCGAAGTCCACGCCGTTGATCGCTCGCGCCGTAGCGAGCGCCGTCGCCGTCGCCGCGTTGCCGGTGATCGAGCCCGTGAGCGTGCCCGTGAGCGTGCCCGAAACCGTGAGCGAGCGCGTGATCGTCAGCGTCGTCGCCGCGCCCGTGTCCCACGCCCCCGCGCCCGACGGGAGCACGCCGTAGGCGAGATTCGCCGACCACTGCGGCGCCGCGCCGCTCGACGTCAGCACGTAGGTTGAGGTTCCAATCGCGAGCTTGGACAAGAGCGTGCCCGCCGCGTAGTACGGAAGATCGCCCGCCGTCCACGACGCGAGACCCGTGCCACCGTACGCCGTCGTAACGACCGTCCCGCTCCAGACGCCGGACGTGATCGTGCCGACGGTCGCAATGTTTGCCGTGCCGACAAACGCCGCCAGTGACGAGTCTGTATATGCCTCAGCCGTCGCGAGCGTCGCTGCTCCGACACCGTCTGCGTATGTTTCGGCCGTCGCGAGCGTCGCTGCGAGCAGTCCGTCGGTCGTCGTCTTCGTGTAGGCATCAGCAATCCCGTATCCCGCGAGCGTCGTCGGCGTCCCGGTCACGCCGCTCCACGCCACCGTCGTCGCCGTCTCGACGGTCACGCTCAGATCGTTCTGAATGGCGATTTTGGCCTGACGCACGGCCTCCGCGACCGTCCGATCCTGGACGGTGCGAGCCGAAGCGTGTGAGACGGCGCGAGGCATCAGACCATCCGATAGGTCGCCGACATGATCAGATGCGTTCCGTTCTCAAACTCAGCTTCCTGCAATTGTCCCGGCGCACCGTCTACGTTGTTCCACGCGAGGATGATGGTCGTTCCACTGGCGTCAATGCGACAGATCGGCGTGCGCGACGAGACGCCGCTCAGATTTGCGTAGAACGCGAGCTGCGCCGCCGCTGTTTGTCCAGCGACGAAGGGAAGATCCTCAATCGTCGCATCTCCCACCGAGGAACCCGGCGAGGTTAACAAAATGTTCAACGTGATGTGCACGAGCTTGCCCACCTTCGTGTAGAAACCCTCTTGCACTGAGTATACCATGCCGGTAGATGCACCGCCGAACTTCAACGCGGGTACCCATTCACCTTCCTGATAATCGGTTGAGCCGATGAAGAAGCGCCGATCAGTCGGCCCCGTCCAGTTGGCGGCGATTTCTGCCGCGTTGCCGCCCAGAATGATGAGCTGGCCACTCTGATCCGGATACTCACGCACGACGCCGGTGAAGTTAGGCTCAATCAGTGTGATGCTTGTGCCGTTCTCTCCCTCCAGATCAACGGCGACGTCCTCGGCTCGGATCGTATCGTAGGTCGCGTGCTGTCCACGCAGCCAGAGTTTGGCGTTTCCTGGATTCGAGATCGCAGCGAAACGTCCTTGTCGGTAGGAACATGAGCCGCCGCCGAGCGTCCACGTGACATGTGCGACGTCAGGAATCGCCCCTTCAGAGTGGATAGAGTCCACGCTGAGAGTGATAGAGTTGGAGCTGATGAAGATGGCTTTCTTGTTCGCGCCCTCGACCTGTAGTCGAAGAATGTGTGCCGAATTGCAGGTGTCACCGCCGTCATTCATTGAAAAAGCATAGTGCGTCGCGTTGCCGCAGTCCTCAGCGGCGAACAGTTGTACGATCGGGTCCCAAATTTTGTCTATCTTGATGCCGAATCCGTCAGCGTTGTACGCGCGGAGCGCGACGTGCGTCACACGCTGAATGTTGCTGAGATAGATGAGATTGACCGTGAC